TGCCGCCAGCCTTGAAGATCGCGTCGTACTGCTCGGGCTTGAGTCCGAAGGACGAAGCAAAAATTTTGAACTCGGCTTGTGCCTTAGCAGCGGCGACGGCGCGGGGATCGGTGGCGGTGTTCGCATCGCCCGTGGCGACCATCGTGAGCCGGGCAGTTGCCGTGTTGGCAGTGGGGTCATAGCGGATGGTGCCAATAGACAACGAGACACCGTGCTTTTGGCTGATGATTCTGAACGCGGCGTCGATGTCGGCTCGAAGCGTTTTCAGGTTTTGCTTGTCAAATGCTTTGATCATCGTTGCCTCCATCCGTAGTATACAGCCGATGATGGTATTTTGTCCACTAGCAAGTATCGTTTTTTCAACTACTTACCCTATTAAAGTCTGCCATTGGTACTTAATATGGCTTTCAACCTCTCTATGTAGAGGGAACAATGCTTTATACCGTCTACAAAACAACAGATTTCACCAACGGACGCTACTATATCGGCGTTCACAAAACGAACAACCCCAACGATTCGTACCTTGGGTCTGGCAAGCTATTTATGCGGGCTGTAGCCAAGCGCGGTAGAGCTAACTTCAAAAAAGACGTTCTCTTCATCTTCAACACGAGTGCGGAGGCGTTCGCCAAAGAGTTTGAGCTAGTTGAGGCGGCGAAGGCTGACCTGTTTTGTTACAATCTGCGGCAGGGCGGTAACGGAGGATTCGATTGGATCAACGCTCAGCCAGAAATCACGAAGCGGCGAAGCGTCAAGAACATAAAAAAGCTCCACAGCCGCATCAAGACAGACTCAACACTTCGCAACAAGTGGAAAACCGCAGTTGCTACATCCGTTGCTGAGGCCAATCGAAGACGGGTATGGACACCTGAGCAAAAACACGCCGCTCAGATACGATTAGCTGCCGGGAAACAGGCTATCCCAAAAGCTGAGTTTTGCCGCCGTCTTTCCAAAAGCATAGAAGGTAGGGTACTGTCTGCGGCTCACAAAGGAAAAATATCTGTGAGTAGACGAGCTACCCCCAAATGATGGAATCTACCCACCATTTTGGCATCGTGCGGTTATTCCTCTGGATGAAATCGGCAAAATCGGAGTCAAGGATGTAGGTGTGAGCGCGGTCGATCTTGCTACGGATGCTGCGCCCCGTGCCCTGCACCAGCTTTAGCCCCGTCTGCCAAGAATACCAACTAGGGTCTCGCTTCATGCGTGCGCGGACGTAGGGGTCTAGCGCCGGATACGGGACCTTGCAGACGATCTGGAAGCGGCTGAGGTCGTCTTTCAGGTCCAGGCCCTCGGTCATGGAAGGCGAGATAAGCACAGTCGGCTCCTTGGAAGTCATATGCTGTGCTTGTGCCGCCTCGCGTGCGCCCTTCGAGTTATCGTGCGTGATGATGCGGAAGGCGTGGCTCGTGCTCATCAGATAATTCACGATGTACCTGTTCACCTTATAGCTGTTGGTGTGGATGATGCCCTTCTTCGCGATGTAGCGGGTGAGCAGCGCCTCGATCTCGACCGCCATCAGGGGCAGCGTCCTGTCGATGTGGTCGCTCTTGCGGCCGTTGTTGTACGACATGCTGCCGCAAGGGCGGTAGAAGATCGGACGGTTCTCAACAGGGAACTCGGAATCGACGGCGAGAATCTGCGCGTCATCTCGGGCGATGCCGAGGTTACGCATGAATGTCTCGAAATCGAGGATAGTCGCGGAAGTGATCAGCACCTTCTGCGCCTTCGAAAAAAGCATGCTGTCGGCGAAGAGCCGGGCAGTGAGCGGCTTGATGTACAGATCGCCCGTTCCGGTGACCTTGCCCCTGTATTCCTGCACGTCGGACCATGCGAACCATTCGCCGGGATCGGCGGAGTTGCGGAACATGTTGATGCGTACAAGGAACTTCTCCAAAGCCTTCTGCTTGCGCAGAATCTTGACACGATCCTCGTCGCGTGCTTCACGGAAGGACTTCGCCAGCTTGCTATAGTGAGCGTTCGCGGCGGGGACGAACGTGTTGTCGAGCCACATCAGGACTTTCTCGTTATCACCAGAGTCGAAGACAGGCAATTTGCCAGCACCGTAATCGTCGCAGCGGCTTTGCTTGATGATCGTGTCGGTCAGGGAAAGAATCTGGTCTTCGGTGTTGTGCCCCTCGTCCAATATCAGCATGTTGCGGTTCTGCAACTGCCCGGCGTGGTTCGTCTCGTTCAGGTAGTACGCGAAATTCGTCGTGCCAAAGGGCTTCGACATAAAGATGTCTTTGTCGATGCGATATGGGCAGCAGCCGCACTTTTCTTCTTCCGACTCGTCGAGAGCCGCGCCCACTTCGCAGTCCACCGGCTCCCCGGTGATCTGAGTCCACTTACTGCACGGGTAGTTAGAGCGGCCCTTCAGTTCGACCAATCCCATCGAGGAGAAGTCGCGCATGTACTGCTCGGCGAGGGTCTTCTGCGGGGTCAGGATATACGCGCCCGGTTGGTACTGCCCGTAGCTTGGCATTGTCTTCGCATAAGACGCCTCGCAGATGTCAACAGGCGACTTGCCGAAGCCCGTCGGGCCCTCTAGGATAAAGAATTTTTCAGAAGACTGGTTCCACTTCGCCAGCTTGTCGAGCGTAGGGCCTTGGTTGCCGCGCACCTCGGCGAACGGAAAATGGTCGCGCAGGTTGGTCGAACGCTCTGTTGTGAGGTTTTTGGTGGGTTCGATCTGGACTATGCTGTCTGCCACGTTCCCTCCACCCCTAGTATACAAGGAGATGGGCGAAAACGTCCAGTTGTACACCTTTTGTTTTCAGCACTTTGCGTTTAATTAGGGGTCAAAACCCGACGAATTGCGCCCTAAGACATAATACTACAGGATCAGTTCGGATTACCGATGACCATGTAATTAAATGTCTGCGCACCCGTGTTGGCGTAAGTGACCGTGAACCCCGTGTTTGAGACCGAAGAGAGGTAGAAAGCACCGGCATTCGTGGTCGGGGTCACGACAACCACAGGCGTCTGAGTAAATGATACCGCGAACACCTTGGACACGGTGGTTCCGCCTACGGATGAAATGTTTCCGCTCAGGTCTCCGTTTGCTGCCGAGGTGTTCAGGTGCCCCGTGACCGCGACTCCGTCATCCTCAACCGCGAACTGGAGCACTCCGTTGACCGAGATGCCAAGCTCGAAGGATGGCGGGGAGCCTATGGTAGACAGCAGGTACATGCCCGTGCCCGCCGCGCCGATGAACGCGATAGAGGGCGCACCAGCGGAACCCGAGGTGAAGATGGGGTTGCCCCAGCTTGTCTGCTGCGGGTTGTTTCCGTCCGTGACCAGGGCTTGGCTTGCCAAACCTGTCGTAATGGGCAGCAGAAGCGTAGCCGGAGTTCCCGCCGCGCTGGCGACGCTGATGCTCGCCGAGCCAGAGACCTGCCCGTTCAGTTGCAGGACCCCCGACGCGCCGAGCATCGACAGCACCGTGTGGGGTCCACCGATAGTGAGGACAGCGTCCGAGCAGATGAGGTCGAACGCGGGGTTCGGCGAGCCGTTGACTTTGAATGCGACATCGGTGTCGGTGGTTATGACCACTCCCGAGCCTGTCAGAGCCAGAAGCGCCCCCGAGTTGAAGTCTATTTCGCAGCTAACGCCCGGTCCGCCGATGGCGCTCTGGATCGAGCCTTGCCCCGATCCGTCGCACTTCAGCCGCAGGTAGTTTCCGGCGGGGGCACCACTGTTGACGAGGTTGAGTTGCACGACGCCGTCCGGGGTGGTAATGGTCTCGGCCCCGTTGACAGCGAGTGACGTGGGGACGATCACCTCGTTGTCGTAGATGGAGAATGCATTGACGCCCTCTATCGCGAAGCCGATGCCGCGAGCGGGAGGAGACCCGACTCCTGACTGCGGGTACATGCCCGAGGTGCCGGTGAATGTGTAGGACGGAGCGCTGACGGAGCCTGATGGGACGAGGACTTGTCCGCCCGTAAGTGTGACATTGCCGGAATTAAACGTGAAATTCGCGCTCCCAGAAATCGTGTTCGCGGTCGCCGCGCCGAACGCCACTTGCCCCGCTGTGATGGTGCCTGTGATCGCGGAGCTTGCGCTTGGAACCCACGCGGTGCCGCTCCAGACCAGTGCGTCACCCGACGCGGGCGAGCCGCCGATGAGGTTGATGAGAGCCGCAGCACCCGTCGTCGCTCCGGTGCCTCCCCCAATGACCGGGAGGACGTCCGGAACCCACGCAGTGCCATTCCAGACCAACGCGTCGCCCGAGGCGGGCGAACCGCCGATGAGGTTGATCAGCGCGGCGGGCGCTGTCACGGCGTTTGTGCCGCCCTTGCTGATCGGAAGGATTCCGTTGATCTGCGTGAAATCGAGGAACGCCGCGCTGAAGGCGACGGTGACCTTGTTCGGCGCGGCGAAGCCGACGACGTAGCCGACCGACTGGTCAAGCTGACCGGGTGGCGGGCTTCCCACAGTCGGCGCGGTCTTGGTGACGCCGCCCGGCGTGACCGGCGACAGGAACACGATAGTGCCGATGTCGTTAACGCCGAACTCGGCGTTCCCGTCGATGTAGACGAATGTGCCGATGAATGACACAGCGCCGGTGCCCCCGGTGAAAATCTGGGACGACACGAAACCCGATGCCGGGCGCGGGTAGGCAGCACCGGACGGTGCCGTCCCCGCATCGGCAGCATAGGCGAGTTGAGCGTGGAGCGTTCCGGACTGACTGTACAAGTTGACAAGGTTTCCGGGGCTGAGGTTCTGCCCCGCAGTGGCGATGACGCCTTGACCGAAAAGGGACGAGTCTAGGAAACCCAGCGAGTTGAGAACCACGGGCTGCCCGGCGATGCCTGGCCCGACGGACGCCGCCGTCACTTGGTCGATGAACGTCGTGACTGGGTTGAACACACAAATCTGGACAGGGGCCATATTATTTTACCTAATCCTCGGCGGCCAGTGGACTCTTTTATGCTTGAACTTGGCAAGCTCGGGGTAATCCGATTCCGCCTCAGCATCAATCAGCATATTTGCCGGATTGTTCTGGGTGTGGTCGTGCTTCGGGGAATTGCCGGTGTCCCAAAGGTGCCTGCCCTCGCCGCTCGTGCCGCCCCCGCGCTGGACCTCGCCGCTGATGTCGTAGCCGTAACCCAGCTTGGACTTCCTACCGACCTCTTGCGACGCCGACTCGATGATCCCGTGGATTTTGAGGAGTGCATAGCTGATGTACATGTTCGTCATCGCGAGATCACTCCCCGAGTAGAGGACGGCGGTGTCGAAGTCGTGGAAGGCAAACTCAACCTCGCGCTGCAAGTCCCTTCGGGAAAGCTGGTCGGCGATACCCTTCGCGCCCAAAAGGAGTTCTCTTATCCTCTCCTCTGCTGATTGGTAGCGCGACTCGTCGTCCGTTGTCTCGCGCCACTCCATGGCGATGTCGGCATAGATGCGGCTGAGGTCCCTAACCTCCTGAACCAAACCAGGTTTGGGGGTCGCCGCCAAGAGGGCACTCCTGAATCGCGGTGCCGTGGTCGGCGTCGCAACCGGCGCTACCAGATTCGGGATGGGCAGGGTGGTCGGCACGGTCTCCTCCTATGGAAAGGAAACCGAAGTCAATGAACCTACTTGTCGTTGGAAATCGCTGGATTTAGGGGTTTTTTACTGATCTACCATCAAGCAGCTTTGCGCCGTCCTCAGGCCGGAACAACCAAAGCAACAAAGGGGAGAGGACAATCCCGCCTATGATGAGAAAGTCGCCGAGGCTGAAGCCGTGGAAGCGGTCGCAGAGGAACAGCAGGTGCCTGCCCGTCCCCACGACCCAGACGGACACGGGGTGGAATTTCCCGAGGACCGGCATCCTTCCGTCGTTAGCAAGGGTGACTAGCGCGTTCATGCCTATGCCAACCCATACCGGCAGCCGAGTCTGCCAATCGGCGCGAGAGGTGTACCGGAACTCCATACTAGCAACCACAAGCCAGAATAGGGTGCAAGCCCACAGAGACGGATGCAGTTGCCACAGGATGCGAAACAACAGCGCTAGGAAAATCATTTCAACCTTTCGCGTACTGCTGCCAAACCATTGTATCCCATTCCTTGGCGGACAACCCGCGCTTCCTGCCCTCGCGGAGGAAGGCAAGCTCAAGCTCGCGGTATTTCCTACCGGGAGGCGGGGTGCCCTTCGGCGCGTCATAGCCGTGGGCGCGGAGCCACTTCAGGACGTGTGTGTCCAACGGTGCCACTTCTATGCCTGGACGGGTGTAGAGCAGCAGCATCCGGGCGGTCTTCGCGCCGACGCCGTGGATTGCCTCAAGCTCTTCTAACGTGACGGTCTCCGGGTCGATCTTGATCATGCCCCGCATAGCTTTGCTAATCCGGTCGTACTGCCCGAGACGGTGCTTCTTGAGGTTGTGGCGAAGCTTCCGGTCACGAATCATGCGTCCCACGATGGAGAAGGGAGTGTCCCCGGCATGCACGTCGCCGGAATGGTTCAGGAAGGCATCGACCTTGGCGGCCGTCTGGCGGGCGTTCTTCCCAGCGACGCACACGCCGAAAATGAACCACTCCTGCAAGCGGTCGTCATCCCACGGCTTGGTCAAATCGTAAGGGTCAACCATCTTTTTTCTCGTCTGCGGGCAGCAGAATCTTTTCCGGTTCATCCGGCACGGTGTGCCCCTCGATGTCGAGTATGCGGTTCGGGAAATACTGCCAGCGCACGCCCGTCCCGTCGATGTCGGGCACCTCCTGGAATATGCCATACGGGGACATCTCCCGCATCTCCAGTGCCGACACGTGCACCTCGTAACCGCCTTGGATCGGTTTGCCGAACCTTTGCACGAGGAGCGCAAGCGCGGAAAGCTGAGGGTTACCGCGCTGCATGAATTGGCTCCTTGTTGAGGCGGAGCGTCCTGCCGTACTTTTCTTCATACACCGGGTTCCTAGCCCGCATTCTCCAAAACTCTATTACCGCGTCGTAGTGCTCGGCGCAGACCCACAGAAGGGTGCCGCTCGGAAAGTTAATGTGCATACAGGCTGGCTTGCCACACGATCCGTAGTAGTCCTCCTCGCAGATCAGGTACTCGCAAGTCCTCATTTAGTCTTCCCCTCTTGCGTGCTCTTCTGGTGCTCGTCCCAGTGCGGGGCGCACATCCAAATCCTGATGGAGCCTTCCTTGTAGGCTATCTCGACGTAGTCCACGGCCGGCACATCACACTGGGTGCCGTCACTGCTATAGACTTGGCACGTGCGCCTCATAGGTCGATGACAATCGGCTCGTTGGTCGGCTTGTACGCCTCCGTGCAGATTGACGCATTGACGAACAGCGTGTTCGGGTACTGCGTCCTACCAGCCCCGCCATGGATGTGACCAAAGACGTGAATCTTCGGCTTCGCCCGTTCGACGGCTTTCATAAGCTCCTCGCACCCGATATGCTCGCTCCCAAGAAACGGGGCGGTCTGGTCGTGTATGCCCATGGGCGGCCCGTGCGTGACCAGGATGTCCAGACCCTCGGGGATCAGGTCCCACTTCTTCTTGATCGCCTCGCCACGGTTGAGGTTGAACGCCCAGTCCAAGAAAGTCGGTTGCCAAGGTGATCCATATATCTTCAACCCCTCGACGGTCGTCCCGCTGTCCTCAAGGTAGACGATTTCGGGCTTGCGCTCGTTGCCGATCAGGCCTTGGTTCAGCAGTTGGATCGCCACGAAGCGGTTCTTCTCAAAAATCCAGTCGTGGTTACCGGCCACGAAAATCTTGGTCTTGTGGGGCAGGCCGCGCAGCCACATCCCGAACGCCGCGACCTCGTTCATGCGCCCGACGTTGGTCCCGTCGCCCGCGTGGATGAGGATGTCCCCCTCGGGGACGGGGTGCGTCATCCTGTCGTGCAGCCCGTGCGTGTCGGAAATGACCACTATTCTCATGCGTGCTTGTAGCCCTTCTTGAGCTTCTCGTTCAGGACCTTGTCGTAGAGCTTCTTGGCGGTCATGTAGTCCTCGCCGTCGCACTTGATCTCAAGCCGAAGGTTGCTGCCCCGGCGACCATAGAGGGCCTCCACGTACCAGCCATGGTCATTGTCGCCCTTGAAAAGCGTAAGATTATAAACCTTGTCCGAAGTGCCCTCGCGGAACTCAAGGCTAGCTTCCTCGCGCTCGCCTTCCCCATCGCTCTTCCCGTCGTCTTCCTCGATGCCGTAGGCCTTCGCCGCCAGGGCGCGGGCCTCCTTATAGTGCTCATCGGGCAGGGGTTGGACGTCGCCCCCGAGATGGCTGATCAGACCCCCCATGTACTCCCCGCGCCACTGCGCGTCGTTGCAAAACCAGCCGGTGACGTACCTCACCTTACCGTTGACGATCTCGAAGAACCCGTCGAACTCGCTCAGGACGTCGTCGCAGAAAAACTCGTGGTAGACGATCTTCGGTTGGGCTGCCGTCTTTGGCATGATACACCTCACTCAATCAAATACTGAAATCCTTCAGTATGGATGAGAAAAAGGAGTTCCAGACGGCGTTCCCAGAGGACGAGGAGCTTGAGCCAGGGGAAGTCCTATGCCGGTACGGCTGCGGGAGACCGGGAAAGTACTTCGGGGCGGGACCGCAGGGCGGGGAGCTTCCCCGCTGCTCGCTGAACCTCGCCGACTGCCCCGTGGCGGGAAGGACGGCTATCCGCGCCGCCAAGAAAGCCGGAAGGCTCGGGCGTCGCTGGAGAAGCCGCTTCTAGCTAGAATTGGTACAGGGTCGTTGACCTACAATCAGCCCCGTCTTTGGAGCCTGATAATTGCTCATCCGCCTTCGATTGCAAGTCAACTCAGCGGGCATTAGAACCAGGCACCGAGAAATCTGGTAGCGCTAGCGGGAATCGAACCCGCGTTACCAGATTGAGAATCTGGCGTCCTAGCCCCTAGACGATAGCGCCGTTCCTAGCTTATGTTCAATCTGCTTTATGCGTTCTTCCCTTCGCTCATTCTTGAACGCAAGGTCTGAATATCCGGGACAGCCGCAGTGGGGGCAACACACTCCCCCTCCCCGCCAGAATTCATCATTCATAGTCTCCAGAAGTTTTTCTGTACGCGAAACGCCGCGCCGCAGATTCTTCAATTCACGCTGAAGGGGGCTAAGTTTCTCCCGGCGAAACCAATTCATAAGTCCCATAAAATTGGTGGACGTGACAGGGGTCGAACCTGCTGCCTCATGCTTGCAAAGCACGCGCTCTCCCAGTTGAGCTACACGCCCTAAAACTGCGACCTAACCCATGACAGGTCATCCACGTCTCATCTCCGCGTTGCAATCGCGGGAACAACAGGGCGCGAGCGCCGATAAGCTACTGACGCATCCAGCCGCATAAAACTTGGAGCGGGCGATGGGAATCGGACCCACGTCCGAGGCTTGGGAAGCCTCTATACTGCCATTGTACGACGCCCGCTTGGAGACGACGTCATCTTCAACCCGACTCGCACAGGGTCGTCCCGCTATCAGGTGCGATCTTCAAACCGGCTTGCACGGCACCCGTAGAACTTGGAGCGGCGTGCGGGAATCGAACCCGCGCCCGGACCTTGGCAAGGTCCCGTGCTACCACTATACCAACGCCGCGCTTCCTACTATAGTACTCCAAAAACGGTGCGCCGTGGAAGACTTGGACTTCCGACCTCTCCCGTGTGAAAGGAGCGCTCTGCCGACTGAGCTAACAGCGCGGATTCGCTGGGAACAATCTCTTGGACGGTTTTTCGTTTCCCCATACGGAGATGAAGTATCCGTCCGCACACCGCAGCGAAACTTGGTAGCGCACGGGGGTTTCGATCCCCCTTTGCTCGCTTGAAAGGCGAGCTTCCTAGCCAGTGGAAGAGTGCGCCAAAAATAAGGGGCTGCCTCACATATAAAAATGCCCGCCGAAGCGCGGCAATATCTGGCGTATAAGCCCCGAAATCTTGGTGCGCCGGGCAAGATTTGAACTTGCGGCCTCCTGCATGTCAGGCAGGCGCTCACTCCGGGCTGAGCTACCAGCGCATGTTTGTGTCCCAGACGGTGACTTTCGTCCGATGGTTCGGGTTTCCCGGAACCAAAGAGCCTGTAGGCTGTCGTATCTCGCAGCCGAAGCTACGGCGCTTTTCCCTTTCGGGTCTGCGCGGATCACAAAACTGGTGGAGCAGACGGGGGTCGAACCCGCCACCTCATCGTTGCGAACGATGCGCTCTCCCAAATGAGCTACTGCCCCGAAATTTGTGGGCGGCATGTCGCCACGCCGCCTCGTGCTGCCTTGTCCTCGCTAACTTACCCGCGACTTCCGAGCATCGGTTCTTGCGAGGCTCACAACTGGTGGAGCTACGGGGATTCGAACCCCGGTTTCATGCATGCCATGCATGTGTTCTCCCACTGAACTATAACCCCGAACCTTGGAGCGGGAAACGAGAATCGAACTCGCGTCGTCTGAGTGGAAGTCAGACACTCTACCATTGAGCTACTCCCGCGAAACTTTTTGCGCCAGACCGATAAGCCGGGTTCTGTCTAGGACAATCATTCGTCTACGACGTGCGTCGCCGCACGCCTCAAGCTCTCAACCCGCTGTTTGCTATCGGCTTTCGCCGACGTTGTTCGTCCAAGCAGGACTCACAGCCTATTTGAGATTGCACCCCGTAGAGATTGGTCGTCTCACCCGCTTGCGCGGCTCGTCTCTGTCCTCTGATCGTCACCCGATCTTTCGACCGAATGCCCAGCCGTTAACTGGTACGGTTGCTTGTGGTGCCCGGACTTTCCTCCCCCGCTCGCGCGGCGGCGATTGTCTGGTCTGACGCAAAAGTTGGAGGCCCGTATCGGAATCGAACCGATGTATCGCAGTTTTGCAGACTGCCGCCTTTCCACTTGGCGAACGAGCCGAACTTGGCGGTGCCAGCGGGAGTCGGACCCGCGCTTCTGCCGTGACAGGGCAGTATCAGTTCCGCTTGATCATGGCACCAAAACTTGGTGTAGAGTGAGGAGACTCGAACTCCCATTCTCCGGGTGCAAACCGGAAGTCCTCCCATTGGACGACACCCACATCAAAACCTGGTACGCAGGGTGGGGATCGAACCCACGACCTTCTCCTTGTAAGAGAGACGCTGCTGCCGCTGAGCTACCCGCGTAAAAAACAAAAGGGACGAACCGTTAGGCTCGTCCCTTGGGAATCTTTGGTTTGGGTTCTCTTAGCCTTCCAAACCGCCCCCAAGGGACACGCTACCTTCGACCGCCGCGCCAGCGGCGACCGTATCGGTACACACGACTCCGCGCCCCTTGAGGGCTGCGCTGTCCGGGTTGGCGTGGTCGAGGTTCATGTCTCTATCCTGATACTGCATATTCTCAAAATTATAAGTAGTTGTCAAGGAAAATCTTCAGTTCTTTTGCCCCAGCCTGTAAAAATGCAGGCGAGTGCCCCTTGTGTACCCCTTCTTCAACTCCAGAATACAGGTCTGTACCCGTGCCCCGTTAAAGGCTTTTCGGGGAAGGTGGGTAACGGAAACCAGTCCGAAATCTTGTAATTTTCTGGTGCGCCGCTCGCTGTTTATGATGACGAGCCATGGCAAAAGAAAGACCAGATTATCGCTAATTTCTAAACACTTATCCAAAATCTGATAACCGACCTTCATAGGCGTAAAGGGCGGGTTTGCCACCACCCAATCGTAGCTCGTCTCCGGTAGGGAAAAGATGTTTTGCGGTGCGGTTACAGTACCCTTCTTTTCAAGGGAACGAACAAGATTCCCTTCTCCGGGTGTCGGCTCCAAGATACTGGGGTTTTCCCCAGTGACAAAATTCGCCATGTACTCGCATATCTCGGGGAGTGTCTGAAAGTCCATCAGTTGACCGCCCCGCTGGTGTGCTGCACAAGCAGCATGAAGGCGTTGCGGGTGGCTTCCGGCATGTCCCGGCTCATGGCGATCTCCAGCGGGACCCAGGCCTCTCTGTCTGTGTGGTCGTGGCCGCAACCGGAGCAAGTCGGCGGTATATCGACGCCCTTGAAAGCCCCCTTGCCGAGTTTCCCAGCTTTGACGATGATCCACTGCTCGGCTTCCCACTCCGTCATCAGCCCGGACGCGACCGCAGTCGCCCGGAGCCTCATCTGCGTCTCGGCCGCTTCCGCCTTGGCGTCTTTCATCAGTCCCTCTATACTCAAGTTTACCACGGATACTTTAGGGTTCGGTAGTCAAGACTACGAGCGTTCCATGAATAGCACGGCGGCGTGGCTCTCAATTTGCGCCTCCGTCGCCAGCATGCCGATGACGACGGCGCGGGTCATGCGCTCTTCCCGCACGCGGACATGCTCGCGAACGTCGTAGCTGACCGGGGGCACGGCGTGGCGGTATCTGTTGGGGAGCATCTTGAGAAGCTGCGCAGTGGTCAGGTCGCGGAACTCGGGCATCCCGCACAGCATATCGACATGTTTGTCCGCGATCCTAAGGTGATGATTCAGGGCTAGCTCGGAACGGTCCCCGACCATTGTCTCTCGCGACGGCTCCCTGTAAGATGTGTTGTGGGTACGAAAGTCCATAAATTCTCCTTTTATGAGATTTGCTCAACCTGCCTTTTAAGTATGTTGCGTCCCCGCAGAATGCGGGATTTCACGGCCGACATGCTGACCAACTCCGGTCCCCCGGCGCTCACCTTCGTCCGAATCTCGTCCAACGACAGCCCCTCCCAGAAGCGGAGGCGAAGAATCTCGCGGAACTGCTGCGGGACGCGGACGATAGCGCGTTCGAGAAGCTGGCGGTCAGCAACGCCTTCGAGTTCAAGGTCGCGGGTCGCCAACCAGCGTTCGTTCGCGGTCAGGTCTGCCTCTCCGTTGGTGTTTAAGCGTTCAAGCATGCTGTCGAGCGAGACCTCGCGCTGACGCCTCTTCTCCGACCGCAGGTGCATCCGTGCTTCGTTGATCGCGATGCGAGTTACCCACGTGGAAAATTTCGAGTGCTCCTTGAACTTGGGCAGCGCCTTCCATACTTTCGCCAGCGTGCTGTTCGCAACCCACTTCGCGATTTCGTCGTCGTTGAGGAACCGGGTGATGGTCACGACCACGCGCCCGTGGTGGGCGTGGTAGAGCGCCTGGAAGGCATTCTCGTCGCCGCACTTGGCGCGGCGGATGAGCCGTAGCTCCTCGGGAGAATCGTATGCCTTCTTTTTTAGACGTGCACCAGTGACGGCAACCGTCATGCCTGTCCTCCATGAACTCGAAATATTAAGCTATTTCGCACTCCCCATGCAATGGGACTTTGGTTTCACCTAACTGGTACTTGCGCACGATTTGATAGGCTGCATCGCAAGAATCGTTGAACGCCCCTGGCACACGGGAACGGGAACGACGCTCCGATCCGGCGCGGAGTTCCCCGCGTCGGTCGCCACGGATGGTAGTTTGCTGTCGTGAATCCATAATCATGTCTCCTAGTCGGCCAAAGTCTGCAAGCGCCACGTGTCGATGCGCACCTGCTGGTACGGAATCTGCTCATTCAGCCAGCGAATCTCGCTCTCGGTCTGAAAAATCCGATGCTGCCGCTCTTGCTCGTACTTCTTGGTGCCCCTCGCATACGGCACGCTGACCGGAAACGCGATGCCCTTCTTGTATTCCTGAACATCCAGCGTATCGGGGACACTCGCCTTGAGGTCAGCAAGGTCTGCCTCAACTTCTTTGAGTTCCTGCTGGAGGAAATATTTGTATTCCTTGTTCGCTTGGTTCGACAGTTCGTAAGGTTGGTATCCGGTGCCGAAACACTTCCCTGCGCGGTGTCCGAAATAGTTTCCCATGCGGTCGCTGATTCGGAAACCGTGATGAACCATCGCACGCTTGCCGTGGCGCTCTAGCTTGAAACGATCTTCGCAGACCGCACAGTGCCCGGTATTGGTGATGTCGATTGGCTTTGGGTTTTCGGCTGGCTTACGCCCCTTCATGATGATCGGCTTGACCGACTGGAGCCACTTCCACACGGCGTCGATCTGGTCGAGCGTTGTAATGTACTCGGTGATGCCCAGTGTAATCTTGTCGGCGGAGAGCTTCTTGAGGCTGCGGCTCATCTTCGCCGCTTGGTTCATCTGGAAGGCGTAACCGATGTTGTCTCGGCAGTCGTCGTAGGGCATCTTGGAACTGCCGAAAGCTCGCGGGCTGCGTGCTTTGTCGGCGGAGATGTGTTGTGCGTGCTCGCACCCATTCGCAATCCAGCTTTTCGCTGCGATGAATTCTTGGTTCCAGATTTTCCCCGCTTGAATTCCGTCTTCGATGGTGCGGAGGGATGCGTGGAACTGCTCGCCGTTGCCAAACTTGGAGACGTAGGCTTTACTGAAAGTCGAGGAAATCTTATCTGTAGCCGGAATCGCCATGCCTTAGTATACAGGCGGAGGCGGTGATTTGTCTGGAAATTAAGCTTTTGTTTTCTTACGTTTGCGGGGTTTCTTCCCCCGGCAGGTCTATGTCCGGGGTCTCGGCTACCTCGTCCGGGTAGGCGATACGGAACAGGACGTAGTCCGGCGAGATGGTGCGGGTTATGACGGGGACGTCGAAGAATGCCTCAAGCTCTCGGCGGCTCACGACCACCTCGCCGCCCAGCCTCTCGATCAGGACCGCCATGACTTGGAGAAGCCTATCAATCTCTGCTTCGTGTGGAGTCAGGAGTTTCTTGTTTCTCATGATCATGCCCCCATGAAAAGGAAACCGCTAGTCAGAAATCCGGGTCGTAGTCTGGGTCGTATATCGCCGGGTTGATGTACGGCTCAGCGGCCTCGTGCACCCACTTCTCGCCGAAGATCGCTACCAGGAGCTTTTCCTCGGGGGACATCCCTCTACCTGGGTCCCTTGGGTAGAAAAACGCGATCATTGTGCAGCAAAGCAGAGCGTTCACGCCGTCGATCATCACGACACGGAGCGTGTAATCGGAGATGTTCGGGTCGTGGCACTCCGGGCAGCAGCCGACCCCAGTGTACTGGAAGTCCTTGCACGTGAGCTTGTATTCTGTCCGCCTTACATAGAAGTCGTCGTCCATCAATTACGGTGGCGGAAGTCGGCTAGTCTTTCGGGGGAACTATCTCGCCCGCACTGGCGATGAGGATATTCGGGAGGGTGCATTCAACCATGGCGATCTGGCTGGGGCACAGGAGTACGAAGGTGCCTGGCTCCGGCTGGCGCAGCATGCCGACCTGCGTGTACTGAGCGAACACCTGCTGCATCCACGCCCTAGCCTGGGTGTCGAACGGCTTGGCGGGGTCGGCCGGCAGCGAAAGCTCCTGCGTAGTCTGCTCGCCGGAAGCGAGCGTGATACGAAACGATAATTTTATTTCCATTACCCCACCTCTGGTTTCATATAACTATACAGCTTCTCAATTTCCTCGAATGAAGCATCACTTTTTAACTTGTTCGCTCGCCAACTTATGACCTTCACATTTCCCGGAACATAGCCTAGAGACTGCTGAACTCTATCAAGAGTTGGACTATCAGGTTGAGGCCCTCCTCTTCCATGATGCACATTCAGAGTGATACCAAGGATTGGACAAACATCTGGAATGTTTGGTATGTCTGGTAGCGTAAGCGTGAAGGGAATATTTTTACTCTTAGCCCGAGATTTAGCACCCCACCACAACATCCAGCGGGGGGTACGTGTCAATCCATGAACAGGATTACCCTTTGCCAATCTTTCCCGCCAAAGGCACCCACAACTTTTAATATGATTGGGTTTTAGATCGTAACGCTCAATCGCTTTTTTGGTTCCGCAATCACAAAGGCACAACCAAGTGTTCGTCCCTTCAATGCGGTGTTTTACAACTAGACGTCCAAAACGTTTATCTACAAGGTCTATCTTTTTTCCCATATGAACTCCTATTTATGGAATTCATAGTTGAAAAACACACAGCTTGATTTCCATCGCTACACTTCGCACGACCCGGCACTGCAAGCGAACTCCTTGGTTGCCGTGGTCATGTCTTCCTTCTCGAAGTCGGGGAGGCGGGACCAGTCGATGACGGGCTGCTTCTCCCTTAGTGATAGATACTCCTTCTCGGATATTTCCGCATAAGGAGCTTGGCGATAGATTCCATTGTCGTGGGGGAGGAAGCTGACCCCGCCGATGAGGTCGAAATGTCTGAAACACCAGTCGAGCACGCATGTCCATTCGGACTCGCGCACGTAGATCGTGCAGGAAGGGTTGTGCTCGGTCCAGTGCAGCTTGTACGTCTTGTAGGTCTCAAGCTGCTCCAAGGCCGTCAGGTCGTTGCGCGTCTTGCTCGTCGCTGGCGACTCCAACGCGAAGTAGAACAGGTCGCTGTCATTCGGCTTGTTGACCTCCGGCTCGGAGGACCAGCCGCACGCCTTCAGGAAGGCGTTGATGGGACTCTTGCGGTCCTCCTGGGTGCCGCGCTTGATCCAGCGGGAGTAGCGGGTGTGGATGCCCGGCGAGCAGTTCACAAGTTGCGACACGGTGCCAGACGGCTTGATGCAGGTGATCGCCGCTGGCATGCTGATGTGCAGCTTCTCGGACCATTCCTTGGCGACGGCGATAGTGTACTCGCGGAACTCATCGAGCATGCCGGAAAGCTCCGGTCCGTTCGTGTACGTCAGCGGGTTGTCCATGATCCCGGTGAGGGATACGCCCAACAGGCGCTCCTCCTCGGCGTTCTTCTGCCACTCCTTGCGGAGGTAGCGGAACTCCGTCAGCGTGGATTGGAGACAACCTATGATGGTCGCGACACGAATCTTGCGCTTGATGGTCGCCTTGGTGTCGTGCGGGCGGACAACGACCTCGGACAGGTTGCAAAAGCCCTTCGAGCGCAGATTGACTTCGCCGCACGGGTTGGTGCCGAACTCTATACCTTCCCACTTACGGCGTCCCGTTTTCTTCGCGGAGTTGGTCGCGGCGACGCGGTTGAAGATGCCGCGCTCACCTGACTTCGATTCGATGAGGGTCAGGAATTCCTTGATGAATATCTCCGGGTCGGGCTTCTCGGTGTACGCGACGGAGTTGTTCGCCAGCCTGCGCCACGGGGCAGCACCGGGCTGCGTGTCGTCCCACCACCGCCCGTTCTTGGCGTTGCGCATGCGGTCGTCGGACAGGTTGGAGAGGGAAAGCATGGCGGAGCGGCGGACGCCACCCACCACCACGACGTCGCCGACCATGCACATCAGGTCGTGGCACTCGATGGAGTTGAGCTTGCGCCCGGCTGCTTTCTTGAAAACCTCAACGGCAAAGCGGAAAAGACGATCAAGCGGTTCCGGTCCGCTTGCTCTCCCTCCCATTGTTTTTAAGATCGTGCCTGCGGGGCGGATGGCGCTCAGGTCCCACACCGGGATCGCGCCGCCGTAGAGAAGCTGTATAAGCTGGCGGAAGCCGCTGGCCCAGCCGATCTTGGAATCCTTTATTTTGATGCAGGTTTCGACGGGATAAAAATTCTCCGCGATCACCGGCATCTGGTTGACATACTGGCGTTCGACGCTGAAGCCGACGCCGGTGCCGCACATCGAGAGGTACATCGCCTCGTCAAAGGCGCGGGGATCATCGACAGCGATGTACGAGCAGTTGTAGCCCGCAGCGTTGTCTTTCTCCAGCGCTAGGCCTGCGGTCATCATCGCACGCATGGACGGCATGACGTCCAGGCTGAGGATCGCCGTCTCTATCTCGTTTGAAATCTGTTCGCGTTCGGACTTCGGGAGACGCGGGGCGAAAAAGCTCACGTAGCGGTGGACGGTCTCGTCCCAGTTTTCCCTGCGCTGCTTGTCGTAGTCCCAGCGTGCGTACCTCGACATGGCGATGAATTGCTGGTAGGGGGACATTGTCACAGCTTTACTTACCATTTGCTGTCCCGATATTTCGGTTTTTAAGTGGAAATGTGTAGATATAATGCCCGCCGCTTGCTGCCATGAATGGACTCTCTCTTTGAGTGGGACTATGTGTAATACTATTTTTGGACGACATCTAAGGAACACGCAACGGAGAAATTTTTCGTTTGCGATCCCTGAAAAATTTTCGCTGTGTTGTTGGGAAACGAAGAGAATTAGAAGAGGTCGATAACCTCTGCGGTGGATTTGATACGGTGCATGAAGTCGCCGCCCATCTGGGCAGCGAACACTTCGGGTGTGAGGTTGGACGTCATGACGAACTGCCCCATGCAGCCGTGAAGTGCGTCAAGAATCTCAAACATGGTCGCCCTGCGTGCCTCAGTCTCCTTGACCTTGTCGATTTCCTCAAGGAATAGGCGGTACTTGCTACCGTTCTCATAGCAGCGGATGATGCCCTCGCGGGTCACGTCCGGTTCAAGCACCGCGTCATCATCGAAGTTGCCGCGCATGGCGAAGGCCTGGTGCTGGTCGAGAAGCACCTTGCTCGCGAGCCTGCGCACGGGGACGCGGTAGCCGGGCTTCATGTCCGCAGACATAAGCTCTTTGTAGAGAACCTTGGCGTAGAGACCGACAGTCCACATGGTTTTCCCAATCTGCGGTGGACCAAAGAGCGCGAATCCTTGGTCCGGGTTCGATACGATTTTGTTGATGAGCCTCGCTTGTCGTTCTAACCCGGTCAACCCACTCTTAGGTTCAAGCTTTGACTTCTCGCTGGGCTGTAACCTGTTGAGATACACCGCGTCCCAGTAGCGGGGCATCACATACTTCGGGTTAAAGAACCCCCGACAGAACAGATCGAGCCTAAACTCGAAGTCGGCACATTGGCTGCACGCTATCTTGATGTTGGTATCACCGAACGCGTTGTGATCCACCGTTCCCGACCCGTGACACATTACACACTTCGGTTTTTGCTGTTCGACACGCTCTGCGAGAAACTGTTCTTTCGTCATAGCTTGGTTTTATCCTCCACCCAACTGTTACCCTGTGCGTCAAGCCCGGTGTGAAGCTCTGGATTGACGGCTGCATGCCCCCCCACAGCCGCCTTAGCCTTCTTCGCCACGTTCTGCGTGAATTCCTCGTCGGCCTCCATCTTGATCTTCATGTCCTCGTACTTCTCGATGAACCAGTCCCACGGAAGTTGGTTGCTCGGGTTGAGGCTTTTCGCCCCGCGCCTGTACTGCGGGTTCTGCCCGGATGCCTTGATGACTTTGAGCGCTTCGCCTTGGTCGTGCCTCTTGAGAAACTCCGCGAAGGCGATGTTGCAGGCGTCGTAATTGTACCCGAGCTTTCCGGGGCGCATCTTCAAATCGAAAGCGTCCATGAACGCATGGCTGACAGCGCTCGCGTCGATGTCATCAGCATCTTGGGCATACGGTTTTTCTATGTTAACCTTGGGGCTGTTTACTACAGTCGTATGGGCAGTAATTTCGGCCTCGTCCTCCTCCTTGACGCCCACGCGCTGCGCAGCAGCGCTACTTGTTGTTTCCTCTTCTTTCCTGTTCTCTTCTCTTCTCTTCTCTGTGCCCTCCTGAGCCTTAGGATTTCCCTTCTTTAATGCGATTTCATTAAGTTTTGGGTTCACCAAATGTGCAGCGTTTGTGGAAGAGATAGGGAAGAGATGCGACCACTTTGCGAACCATCTGCGGAGCATTTCAGGACGCTTTCCGCACTGTTTCGCCGCGAGTTCAGGACGAGATGCGATGAAACCATCCCGCCATTGTACACAAAGAAGGCGGATGTAGATGCCCTCCTCGGCCGATGTCATCTTCATGATATCGTCGCAGGTCAGCCAGTCCACCACATCGAACGGGAACCAATGCCACCCTGTCATCTTAAACTTTTCGATCTTCGACCTGTGCTTGGTTGGACTCATAGCTCGTCGATAGCCCCCATGGT